CGGTCAAGCCGGGAGGACCACCCGCAGGGTGTAGGGGATACGGCTGCCGAACATGCGGGACTGACGCTCGTCCTGGATAGGCTCGGGCGTGACGTCGTACAGGGTGGCGTCCCCGCTCGCGGTGAATGCGGCCTTCAGGTCGGCCAGGCTCTCCCAGCCCATGAAGCCCTCGACCAAGGCGCAGCGGGCCCGGTGCTGTTCCAGGGTGGCCGGCGCGTCGGCCGAGGAATAGACGCAAATCTCGACGGCGCAGTCGAAGTTGCCGAACCCCTCGGGGAGCTCGGGCGGAGGCGCGGCGCTGTCGCAGATGACGGCCACGGTGGGCAGGTCCTTCAGCGTGGCGGTGTCGCCCGGGTTGATCTGCAGGCCGGACAGCTCGGTCTTGCCCTGGAGATAGGAGACCACGACGGCCTCGCAGATGTGTCGGATGGATTTGGTGCCCATGGTTAATTGCGGTTAAAACGATTGGAGCCGAGACCGAGCAAAGCGTCGGCCCGCTTGAAGAGCTTGCCCGTGCGGATGGCCATCACCTTTTCCAAGGTAGACGCGGAGGTCGACACTCCGTCGTTGTCGCCGATGCTGTTGCCGATGACCATGCCGAAGTTGGCCGTGTTCGGTTGCCCGGAGAAGGAGGTGTATCCCGTGGAGTTGCGGTTGCGGTAGACCCACGCGGGGACGCCCTTGATGCCGTAGTTCTTCTGGATGCCCGGCGTCTCGGGCTTGGGCAGGGACATGATCACGTCCAGCCAGCCGGCCTTGAGGCGACCAACGTTGTACTGCTGCTTCTTGATGTATGCCTTGAGCGCCGCCGCGTCGGCCATCTGCCGCAGTTCTGGACGAACCGCCCCGCCGTTCTTGCGGATGCGTCCGTTGGCTTTTTGCTTCGCGCTCTGGTGATGGCTCGCGAGGTCCTTGACAACGACCTGGTTGGCCTTGGCCTCAAAGGTGGCCCGGAAGCGGTTGGCAAACTGGCGGTAGGCACGCTCCGGGTCGGGGTCGTCGAGCACCCCTCGGAAGATGCCCTTGGCGTTGGTGTTGGCCACCCCGTCCTTGCGGGCTTTCTCAAACTGTGCCCGATCCCCAGCAGCCACTGCCATGCCCATCAGGGAGAAGGCGCTGCGCCCCTCGGGGTCAGCCGTCGAGTTGAAGATGCTCCTGATGTCCTTCTCCACCGCCGTCTTGCCGGCCACCTCGGCGGCCTTGGTCAAGCCTTTGCCACCCCCGTTGACCAGGGGCGGGGTGAATACCATCAGCTCGCGGCAGGTCAGGGCGGCTTCCTCGATTAGGACGTCCCGCATGCACTTGCCCGAGAATAGGCGGTACTCGTTCAGCGCCTGGGTATACTCGGCGAAACCTTTCAGCTTTGCTGGCTCAAAGGTGCTCACTGGGTGTCGGTGGTCAGCTGCAGGATTACCCAAGCCGACCCGGGCTTGTGGCTGACTGCCACGATACGCACCCCTACGTTGGCCACAGAGGCCGTTTTACCGATGGCGAGGGTAGACACCGCTACCCCCCCGCTCAAAGCCGCCACAGAGGCGCCTACGCGGCCGTCCGATGCGGTCCACGCCGAGGTCGCGGCGGCCACCTTGGCCGTGAAGGACGTCTGTTCAAGGAAGCCCCCAGCCTGGAGAGCCTGGGAAACCGAGGGGTCCGTGACCATGGCAAGGAACGTGTTGCCGGCGGAGTCCGTGAAGGTCACGCCAAAGTCGGCCAGCATCAGCTTGGCGTCGTCGGTAAAGGTGCCGTCAGCGTAGAGGCTCATGGTCTTCTTAACCTTGGGACTAGGTCAAAAAAAAGGGCTCCCCGAAGGGAGCCCCAGTTGTCGGCGCTTGGCCCGCTATTAGACGGACTTGATGCGCTTGAGGTTCGAACGGCCCTTCGAGGCGCCGAAACGAATGGCGGCGGTCAGATAGAGGATGCCGCCCGTGTACTCGGACTCGACCAGGACGGAAAGACCGCCCATCGAGGAGACGCCAGCGTTCGGGGAGGCGGACCAGACGGAGCCGGTGCCGATGCAGATGGCGTCCTTGGCGGCCGCGAAGCCGACCAAGTTCTCGCCGTTGGCCGAGAGGCCGGCGTACTGCATGACCTGCAGGGTGCCGATCTGGCCGACGATGCCGGTGCGGACGACGCTGTTGTTGCCCTGGGTGTTGAACGCCGAGGTCAGCTTGGCGTCCTTGCGGAGCGCGCCGATGTAGGTGGAGTTCAGCACGAGGCCGCGCTGCTCGGGGGCGAGCAGGTCGTCGAGCGCGGTGTCGAGGTCGACCACGTCATTGTAGTCGAAGTCGGCGGCGGCGATGACGATGTTGCTGGCGTAGTTCGCGTTCGTGACGAGCGCGTTGACCACGCCGTTGGCCTTCTTCACGATCTTGGCAACGGCCTCTTCCTTGAAGGCGTTGATGACGCCCTCGGCACCCCAGGCGGCGAGCTCGGAAGCGTCGAAGCTGCGGGTGGCGTGGTAGTGGGTGAGGGCCACGGAAGCCTTGGTCACCTGGACCGAGCCGGCGTCCTTGTAGCCACCAGCGGACTTGGAGAAGGTAGCCGCGTCGTCGCCCGCGATGAACGGGACGTCGATCGTGGTGCCGCGGTCCTCGCGGGACTGCGCGAGGGTCGTGAACATGTCGAGGACGGGGAGCTTCGGGCGGAGGTCGGCGACGATGATGTCGGCGAGCGCGGCCGGGGCGATGTCAAAACCAGTGTTAGCCATGGTAGTATTTAGTAGGGATTAGGGATGAATTAGGGGGAAATTACTTGAGGCGGCCGAAAAGGATGGCGGCCTTGTGCTTCTGCAGGAAGGCCACGCGCTCGGCGCCGGCGGGCATCGCGGCATACTGCTCGCGGATCTGCTCGACGGTGAGGGCAGGGGTCTCGGTCTTCTGCTCGGCGGCGACGGGGGTCGTGCCGGTGGAGGCCACGATCTCGGCGGCCTGCTTGGCGGCGGAGACCTGGGTGGCTTCGAGCGCGGTCACCTTGGCGACCAGGGCGGCGACCTCGGCGGTCAGCTCGCCGATGCGGGCGTCCTTGGCGGCGACGTCGGCCTTGGCCGAGGCGAGTTCGTCGGCGGCGCCGACGGTCAGCTTCTCGACGGTGGCGCGGAGGTCGTCGCGCTCGGTGGTGAGGGCGAGGGCCACGGTGCGTAGCTCGGACAGTTCCGCTTCAGGAGTCAGTTTGCTCATGATGTTCTTAAACTTGGAGAGGTGGTCAAAGGCCGTGGCCTCTTCCTGGTCATCTTCCTCCTGCCCGGCGACGATGTCAGCGGGGTCAAGGACCTCGACGCCAAGGGCCGCGACGGCCGCGCGGTTGTCGGCGTTATTGTCGATGAACTCGTCCACCTCGACGCCGGCGGCCAGCATCTTGCCGACCTCGTCCGCCTTGAACTCCGGCCCGGGCATCGAGCCGCCGTTCATGATCAGGCGCTCGTACTTGAGGCCGGTGGCCTTCAGGTCTTCAACGGTCTTGGCGCGGTCCGACTCCGGGCGGTTGGTCAGGACGACCACTTCCTCGGCTTCGGCGGCGATGTAGTCGAGCACCTTGCGGACGGGCTGGCCGTCGGCGATGATGGTGTCGTCGATGTCGGTGACGATGCGGGGCATGTTAGAAAGACGCAAGGGCTTCCTCGAAGGAGTCGGCCAGCCCGGTGACGATCCCCAGGCGAACGGCCTCGCGGCCCGTGAAGGTGCCGCCCGTGAAGGCATCCTGCGAGACGTTGACGCGGGTGGTCTTGACGGACTGTTGGAACTCTTCCGCGATGCTGTCGACCTGGCGCTGGAGGTCGGCCACTTGAGCTTCGGTCAGGGACGTGCCCTCGATGCCGGCGCCCTTGAGCGGGGACTGGCTGGACTTGATGACGACCATGCGAACGCCGGCGTCGGCGTAGGCTTTCGAGTAGTCGGGCACGACCATGTAGACGCCGACAGAACCGATGGAGCCGGAAGGCATGGCGACGAAGCGATCAGCGGCGGAGGCCAGCCACAGGGCGGCAGAGTTCGCTTCCTCGCCGTAGGCCATGGTCGGCTTCTTCATCCGGCGCATCTTGTTCGCGAGCTCAGGAACGCCGGCGACAGTCCCGCCAGGGGAGTTGACGCGGAAGGCAATCTTCTTCACGGCCGGGTCGGCCTCCATCGCGTCGATGGCCTTGGAGATGGCCAGCACGTCAGTGGCTCCCATCATGCTTTCAATGGGCGAGATGCCGCGGCCAATCGGGCCATCAATCGGGATGACGCCCTTGCCGTCGGGGGTGACGTAAGCCTCGGGGCGGGCGCCCAAGAGCTTGGACAGCACGTCGCTGAAGCCGTACTTGTCTAGGCGGGCAGAGTAGTCGGCGGCCTTGGTCGGCTCGATGAGCAGGGGCTCAAGGCCCTTGAGACCGTTGGAGAAGATAAGGCGCATGGGGAAAGGTTAGTCGGGGATGGTGGTGTTATCCTGCGGGACCTCGGCGGTGCCGGCCTGCTCGGTGGCAGGGGCGTCCTCGGCGAAGGCGTCGGCGTTCTGCTGCTTGGTCGGGTCGACGTTCAGGAAGGAGCCGGCCGCGATCATGGCGACCTCGTCCACCGGCAGGCCGTACTTCTCGGCGATGTCGTGGATGAGGCGCATGTTCTGAGCCTTCTGCTCGATGACCTTCTCGAACTTCTTGCCGCGCTTGGCGTAAATCTCGGTGAAGGAGGCCAGGCCGGCACGCAGGTCGTCGCGGTCATTCCGCGCGTCACGGCCGTTGTCGATGCTCGGGGTGGCCGGCACGCTGAACTCGACGTCCGCCCAGTTCGGGTCGTCGGGCAATTCGCCAAGGGCGATGC